ATTGTACTTCCCGCAACTGGTTCACCAGGAAGCGTAGCAGCAGAATGCCCCTTTGCGATGTTTACCGGCTCTGTAGAGTTTTTATCAGGAGCCGCTGAACAAGTTGCCTACACATTTAAGAAACTTGGTGGAGACATCTTAGATCTTGAAATCACCACAGGTAGTGTTTATGCTGGATATGAAGAAGCGGTTTTAGAATATTCTTATATCGTCAATATGCATCAGGCAAAAAATATATTACCTGATGTTTTGGGTATGACCACTGGAACCTTTGACCGTGATGGCACATTGCTGGCTGGAACTTTGTCGTCAAGTCTTAGTGGCACACATGTTGCCCTTAAATATCCCAAGTCTACATTTACATATTCCCAAAGAATATCAGAAGCATTTTCTACTGATGCCCGTGCTGGCGGAACTTCAAGAATATACTCGGCATCATTTCAAACAACTGGTAGTGTTTCGGACTATGATTTACAAGAAGTTTTAAATAGTGCAAGCGTGAACAATGTAGATGCCGCAACGAAAAACCCAGTTCCCTATGCTGGCTTTACAAGTGGCAGCAAAATAATCGTTGATAAAGTATATTATAAAACACCGTCTTCTATGTGGAGATTTTTCGGATATTATGGTGGACTTAATACTGTTGGCAATTTGGCAAACTATGGACAGTATGCCGATGATTCAACATTTCAGCTAGTTCCTGTTTGGCAAAATAAGGCACAAGCAATGGCGTTTGAGGATTCAATATATACAAGAAATTCACATTATTCTTTTGAACTAAATAATAATATATTAAGGATATTCCCCACACCACCAAATACAGATTCAAGTCCAGATTATTTTTGGTTTAATTTTAGAATTGTAGAAGATTCGTGGACCGCAGCCTCTGGTTCCCTCGTTGACGGAATCAACAACATGAACACAGTTCCTTTAGGGAACATTCCTTATAAAAATATTAATTCAATTGGAAAACAGTGGATTCGTAGATTTGCGCTCTCGTTAGCAAAAGAAACATTAGGACATGTTCGTTCCAAGTTTGCCACTGTGCCAATCCCCGGCGAATCGGTTACGCTCAATGGTCCAGCATTAATTGCCGAGGGCAGAGAGGAGCAAACGAATTTACGAACAGAACTAAAAGAGACGTTAGATGAGTTAACATATCAAGCTTTAGCTGAAAAAGATGCTTCTATTGCAGATTCAGTTAACACAATTAATCAAAATATACCAGCAGGTGTATTTGTTGGATAAGGAGGGAATAAATGGCTGACGATAAATGGTCCCAACCAACGCAACCACCTCCCCCATTATTTCTTGGCGAGAAGGAAAGAAACCTTGTTAAGCAGGTAAATGATGAGCTTATTGAGCGCGTTATTGGTCAACAAGTAGTATACTATCCAATAGATCAAAGCATCACAAACTATAATGATCTTTATGGTGAGGCTATAGAGAAATCTTTTCTTTCACCAGTCAGGGTTTATGCCCTTGTTGATTATGAAGGTACTGAGACAAAAGCAGATGAATCTGTTGGAATTGACAAAGCAAATACAATTACAATATATTTTCACAAACGAAGATTAATAGAAGATCAAGACCTATATGTTAGAGAGGGCGACTTTGTGTTATATGGCGATTATTTTTATGAGATAACAAGTCTTAATTGGGCAAGACAGCTATTTGGACAGATTGATCATAAATTCGAAATTGTAGCAACTTGCTATTATTCAAGAGAGGGACTATTCGATGCCACCTGATAATCCAAGAACTCCAGACTTGGCACCCCTCCAAGAAATTCCGTTTATGCCCTCAACAATAGAGACGATTGATCGTGCTCTGTTTGAGTATATTGATGATGAATTGAATGTGTTTTGCACGACAAACAAGGGCTTTAAAAAAATACCTTTTATTTGGGTTGGCGCAGAGCGAGCTTATCAAATTAAGCACAATAAAGATCTTAGAGATGCTAATGGTTGGTTGATATACCCCATTATGACTCTTGAAAGAGTATCGTTTGAAAAAGACATAGCTAAACGGGGTGCGCTTTACGCGGCTATTCCCAATCGTCAAGACAACAAAGGGGGCACAATGACGATAGCTAGAGTCATTAAACAAGATAAGACAGCTAATTTTGCTAATGCAGACTCAAAGAAATTAATAGTTAATACAGTTGGAACAGGGCAAAAGAACTTTCCGAAAAAGAATAAAAAAGTTGTTTATGAGACGATCACAATGCCCATCCCGATTTATGTAGAAGCCGGATATACCCTGACGATCAAAGCTGAATATCAGCAGCAAATTAATGAAGCTATAACTCCCTTTATGACCTCTCCGGGTGGACCAAACTACTTTAATGTTTTTAAAGACGGGCATCAGTTCGAGACATTTATAGAACCTAGCTATGAGTTAAACAATAATGCCGCATCAATGAACGAAGACGCACGCGGCTATGACACCCAAATTTCTCTTAAAGTCCGAGGATATATTATTGGCGGCGACAAGAATGAAGATAGACCCAAGATTGTTAGACGAGAAAATGCTGTAGAAGTTAAGATACCCCGTGAATCTGTGGTCTTTGGGGATATTCCTGAACATCTCCATACAAGTGGAAATGTACCATTTTATCGAGAGTAGTTTTGACTTATTTGGGGCTTTCGCCTTTTGATCAACTATTTATTAACGATAGTAAGAATACAACAACTTCATTTTTAATATTTATTTGAAGCAGTACAAGGAGACACTTCATAATGGCTAGATCTTTCAAGTTTATTTCACCCGGCATTTTTATTAATGAGATAGACAATTCGGAATTACCAGCCCTCCCAGAAGAAATGGGACCAGTAATTATAGGGCGAACAGAACGCGGACCAGGAATGAGACCTATTAAGGTTAACTCATTTTCCGAATTTGTTCAAATCTTCGGTAATCCAATTCCTGGCGGAAGAAGCGGTGATGTATGGCGTGATGGAAATTATCTTGCTCCTACTTATGCAGCATATGCAGCACAAGCTTATTTAAGAAATAGCAATGCCGTTACAATGGTTCGTCTCCTTGGCGCACAAAGTACAAACGCAACTTCTGCTGGAAAAGCTGGTTGGGATACCGATGCAAACAACACTACGTCAACCGCGACTAATGGTGGGGCATATGGATTGTTTGTATTCCCATCGGGCAGCAGACCATCCGGTGATGCCTATGTAATGACGGGGGCACTCGCCGCTGTCTGGTATTTAAATGAAGGTTCAATTACTCTTTCTGGAACATTTAGAGATGCTGCCGTAGACGGAACTGGCGGAACTGTGGGCACCGGTAGTGCAACGCTTATTAGATCGCTATCCTCAAACACTCCGTCACCTACGACGGACACGGCTGGCGCAGTGGCTAACGAATTTTATGCAATTATTCGTGATAGTAGCGGCAATATCAAAAAGCAAACAGCTTTTAACTTTACTCCATCATCTAATCGATATGTTAGAAAGGTGTTTAACACCAATCCGACACTAACCACTAATGCAGTTACCAGAACTGCACAACGAAAGACTTATTGGCTTGGGGGTTCCTTCGAAAGACACCTTGCAAAATTTGCTACTGGTTCTTCAGCGGGACAGGCTTGGGGTGCCATTCTCGGTATTGCAAGCGCATCGTCCACCGCTGTGTACGCCTCAAATTTCCGTATGGCATTCCAAGCCGCTCAAACTCCGTGGCTTGTCTCACAGGATCTCCAAACATCTTATGCAGAATATGATATTACAGACACCAATCGAGTAAAGAAGTTATTCAAATTCCACACACTTGATGCTGGCGAAGACGAGATGAAAAAACTCAAGATATCTATTGCAGATATCAAAGTCTCTTCTAACGACGACGATCCTTACGGATCTTTCAGCGTCGAGCTTAGAGATGCGAGGGATAACGATCTTGCCCCTGTGGTTATAGAACGTTACAGTTCTGTTAATCTTAATCCCAATTCTTCCAAGTATATTGCAAGAGTAATCGGAGATCAGTATCTTACATGGGATGATGTAGAGAGACGACATAAGGTTTTCGGCAATTACCTAAATGCATCAAAATATATTCGCGTTGAAGTAAATTCTGATGTTGATGCCGGTGTCACCGACGCACGATATCTACCATTCGGATCTTATGGTCCGCTACGCCCAGCTTCTTGGTCATATGTTAGCTCCTCCGACTCTACCATTGGAAAGAGCCCAGATGCGTCAGGAGAGAACAACTGGGTCTTCGGCGGCACGAAAATCGCAGAACCAGTAGTTGGTTTGGGACAGGCATTTTTGAATGTAACAGGCGGCGCAAGAGCAATCTCCATCGGATCCCTCTCCGCATCCTTGAAAGCGGTCTATCCAGCTATTCCATTGCGAGTAAGTGCTTC